ATAAAATCGGAAAACGGAGGTCTACTCGTAACTAGAAGCCAATATAGAAGCTATGTCTGAGTATGTAGACAAATACTCGGATGCAAAGCCATTCAAAGGTTGACGAACGTCAATACCGGAAAAAATATTAGCAGAGACCTTCTCATCCAAAGTTCGGAAGATAAGGCCAGGAGCACTCTCAGTGAAAACCTCACCATCCACGCTTAAAGTGGAATAATCAGGTTTGATTTTGACACCTTCCTTCTTAAGATTGAACATTACTCGAGTCATAAGAGCATGAGCTTCAAGTTCAGTTTCATCGAAAGCTTCAACAAGTTTGTCGCGTTTGAGATAATTGAATCGCCAGAGAATGAAGTAACCAAGAACGGCGTCATTGCCTTCACCAAAGCTAAGTTTACCAAGAAAGCGCTTCAACAAGATAACTGGATCTTTGAACAGTTCCAAATTCTTGATAATGAATGAACAAAAGTCGCCCCTTGGTGATATGTAACGCTTGTCAACGGTTGGATCCATGTGGGCCACGGCCAAATAACTGTCTTGTAAAGCCCCAAACAGAGCCCTGATAAGATCGTCGCCCCCATTGCCCATCGGATGACCAGGTCTAAGACCATACATAGCGCATTCACGAGCAGCAGAAGAAGTGGAATTTATGATATAAGTCCAAATCTCACCAGAATTTGTAGCTATAGCAAGTATCTTGCCTTTGACTTCCTTAGACAACTTGTCTTCTTCGAAAGCTTTGATGAACTCCTCAGGGAATGAGAAAAGCCTCATGATATTGGTCATTAACTCGACAGCCCAACCTTGCACAGATTGATCTTGACCCTTTTGGTCATTCATCTGGTAGGTTGAATCCTCATTGAAGTGACGCTTTATCCAAGCGTCAAAATCTTCGGGGGTTTTAGCAGCATGTAAATACCAATAATCGGGTGAATTACGCAACAACATCTTCAAAAGGTAGATGCCATAAGGACCATGTTCGAATATGTACTTGTCCGAATGAATAGTTATAGGTTGAAGAGGTTTAGCCTCTGAAAATTCACGAGCTTTCAGTTTCCATTGAGTTTTAGCGGTCATGACCAACGTAGCGTCAGGATCAGCTCTGTTCAAAGAACCCTTTTTCAAAGCTTCTGGTCTTTCGCCACGACGTTCTTGAAATTCTTGAACGCACTCATCATAAAGTTGCTGATCCCAAGGGAACTGACCAGACCAGCCTAAGTATTCTTTGAAAGCATTGAAGCAAAGTTGACCGAAAGGTTTTTGATCACGAAGTTGTTGTTGATTGGCTTCCAGAGTTGTAAACCTTATCCTCTGCTTCATAGCGGCAAGGTAAGAAACATTGTCATCGGCACGTTGTCTGAGTCCCCAATTCATGAGTTCAGTACTAGCGTATCTCGGGTCATCCAACAGACTGGTATGGCTTAAGAAAGCGACTGCTTTAGCGAATTTCAATTTACGATTGGGTGCGACCATTGAGTCAACCACCTTACGCATCTGTTCAACATGGTCACGCCTAAGCACAGGAGTGTCAGGTAACTGTACGCTATACTCTTTAAGGAAAATTTCAGCTTCGTAGCGTTCCAAGCGATTTGAACTGTGATACTCCACAAACTCCTCACGATTAACACTCGGCAGGTGGGTAGCTGGTTCGAATTCAGGGACCAAAGCTTCCTCAGGAATGGTCTCCAATAGAGTAGGCTCTTCAGTCATATCAATATAAGGCCAGAAATCCGGCCGATCTGTGTAAGCAGGTTCATCAAAACGTAACCGAGCACCGGCACGTTTAGCATCTGGATCCAAGTAATGCAAGATCTGATCGTCATCGTACCACATCTTAACGAAATCCCAATTCTGAAGCTTGTGCGGAGGCCCTGCCAAAAGGGTTCTAACACCCTGAGGCATCGGGTTCGTAATATCTCGTATGCTAACAGAATGTTCGGGCAAAATGACGGTATCTTTACCAGGGTGATAATTTTGTCGATAATGTCGCAAAGCTTTGAAGACGGGATGTAATTCCTCCATTTGCTCGGCTCGACCATTGTGTGACCACTTGATAACGAATACAATGTATTTTGAACGCGTCATAGCTGTGTATATGAGCCTAGGATCAGAACCACGCAAAACGCGCTCATCGATTTCTATTATGGCCAACTCGCAACTGAGACCTTGACTACCAGCAAAAGAATTAGCCTCCGTGGACCTTAACTGCTCCGCCCACACAGTATCAAAGTGAGCGGCGTAAAATTCATGTTTAGCTTTCCACAGAACTTCTAGAGTAGCGTCTGACAACCTTGGAAAATGAGGTTTAAGATCATGCCAAGTTGTAGGCATAGCTGTCATGAATCTGAAACCTCCCATCTGTTTGTTGAATGTAGGCATCCTCCAGAAATTAGCATTAGGAACGGGCAGTCTCCAAGTACCTATCAAAAATGATTTAGCATACTTGAGATACAGCTCGGCTTCACCCAAGATATCAGGACTGTTGAGCAAACAGTCTGATTTGGGTTCATGCCAGGAAGATTGCCATGGATCAGCTAAAAGAACATGTTTCTGCGCAGTTGGATAAAGAATATGGAAAAGGGCTATGTAACCCTTGGGAAATTTATTCTCATCAGTGAAAATGATCCTGCCAGAATGCCCTCTAGCGATAGCACTCTCAAATGTAGAAACCATTTCGCCAGGCATACCCCTATCTCTGGAATCTTTTTGCGTAGCATCGACTTTGTCACGCCAATCTTGAGCCAAAACAGAAGTAGGTAAAATAGCGGTGAAGTTTCCCATCTTTTTAGAATCCTCACGCGCCAGTATCTTCTGTATAGCGGAACTTTTCCGGCATCCAGGATCGCCCAACACAACAGCTATTTGTTTACCTGATTCGGAAGGTTTGTAATTGTCGCAAGCATTCTCCCAAGTTTTCAAAGACTCTTCATTGATAGGCTGGCCCAACAGACCTGTTGAGCCAACTTTAAGAGCACGCACATATTCCAAAGCCCGTTTGCTTTCAGGCACCCAATCTTGCC